ATTGTGGGCATTTCTTTATGTGAGATAGACTGATCAGAAGTTCTCTCTTTCAGCAATTCATAGAGATGTGTAATCCCATCGTAAGAGTATGCGCTAACTAATTTAATGGGATGCCCTAACTCTTTAGGTGTTGGGATTCTATGAAGTTCCCCCATTTGACAGTCGCTTATATCAGTCATTGAATATCGCCTGCTTACTTAAATCAGGGTAGTCATCATTCGGTAAATCTTCATTGTGTTTTGGTAGAACACTCAATTTTAAAAGTAACCTCGCAGCGACATCAGGACTCATGTAGCAATGATAACCTAAAATAAAATTATCGTCTTTAGGGAATACGCCTTCAGTCCGTCCGTCGAACCGTGCCTTGCGTAACCACGCATCGGCTTCGTCGTTATCGTGAAGTATTGCCCCGCCTTGCGTGTCACCCAATATTTTTGAAGCGTGAAAACTGACACATTGCATTTGCCCCTCTTCAAACATCCCAGAGGTAAACCGCCTCGCAGAATCCCACACATTGAACGGGACTATTTGATAACTACCAGACCATTCCTCATCTGTAAAACGAACAGGCCAGCCAGCATGGATGATAGACATTGGCACACTTGGGTATGTATATTTTGGTATACGTGCCACATACCCAGAAGAATGTGCTTCTTTAACGCCGTTCTTGATATTCCACCTACAAGCCAACAATAATGCCATCGTGCAACTCGACGTGGTGACGGCGTATTTAGCCCCTGTATAGTCGCAGAGCGCAGACTCAAAATCCCTAACTATTGTGTAAGGATTCATACAAGCTCTAACTCGTTTAAGTATGCCTGTGCCTCTCTCCTTGGCTGCTTACTAAACCCTTCTCTCCTTCTTCTGTCCTGCTGTGCTTTAGCCATTTTCAGTTTTCTTTCGTTACTATACTCCCTCCCTTTAGCGGCATTTGACATTCTCTTTTTTGCTTCTTCAGATGGTTTAATCCCTTTTTGCGATATAGACATTTTATCTTTTGATTGTGTAGTATGTTTTCTTCCTTTCAGTGACTCTGCTATCCGCAGCCTTGTTTCTTCTGGGACTTTCCTTCCTTTTAAAGCATTAGATATTTTTTTGGCTACATCTGGATTTAATGACGGGGGACTGTCTCCGCCATCTGTAATATTATATCCATGAGGATATTTTGTGTTGTAAGATTTTATTGCCTTTATCTCAGCTTCACATAATTCTTTATTGTCTAAGACAGCTAATACTGTTAATTTTGGATCTCCATATTTCCGCCAAGCATGATAAACAATCCCTTTGGCACTATTCTTAACCGCTTTCAGATGACCGTAAAATCTTTCTGCCGCCGTTTTTCTGGTTATACCTATATACGATTTCCCAGATATAAAATCTAATCTATAAAGCTCACCCATTATGTAGTGCCTCGTACATCTTTTCGGCTCTTAAAAAATCTTCTTCGGTATTGATGTCGCAAACCCGTTCAGGTTCTATCGGAATCATACCAGTGCCAGTGTCGATTAAAGGCATGTCAATTAAAAAGTCTTCTGCGCCACCCCAATAGAACTGTCCGGCATCAGCTTGGGTATTAATCCCAACTGACATTGTATAATTAAAATCATCATTAATAAGAACTTCAAGGCCATATTCTAAGTCTTCAACAGACATCAGCGGTGCTGTGGCATAGATACAACAGATAGCCTCGTTTTCAATACTAAATTCTTCCAAGACATTCTTTACGACTTCGTGAGTCCCGACTTCATCTTGAGACATTTTATCGGATCGTACATGCACCCCAGCGCCATAATCTTCTGCTATATCCATTATTTCTTTACTATCAGTGGATACAATTACCCTATCGAATATATCACTTTTTAAAGCAGTTTCGATTGAATAAGCGATTATTGGTTTACCGTGAAAGTCACGGATGTTTTTACGAGGTATGCGCTGACTGCCGCCTCGCGCTGGAATGATTGCTATTGCCATGTTTTACTCCCATAAGTAAAAGGTGCTGGCGGCAATGCGTATGGGCGCATCGCCCTTACGCGGTTCCCCGACCAGCTAAACTAATTTTAGTGCATCCTTTAATTCCTGTACAGTCATTCTTCGGGCAGTATCGCTTGTCTGGGTATGCTCCATCCCTTCGTGGAGTTTCTCCCAATCAGGGAGTCCTTTGATAACCATTTTTGCCCCCATCGCTTCAGCCAAGTCACCCAACCGAAAAGCGGGTAATTCAGGGATAGCAATCTCTCTGGGCATTTTGTTTATGGTGTATAACACCAGATGGACTGCTTCTGCCATCGTCATCCAGAATCGCGTACATGCGGGATCTGTTACCGTTACTGTGTCACTGGTTTTTAATTTCTCTCGCCATTTAGGAATAACCGATCCTGCACTTCCGGCGACATTCCCATATCGAGTGACGGAGAATGTAGTGCCGTCTTTTGATACCGTGTTATTTGCAGCCAGAAATAAAGACTCGGCCAGTGCCTTTGAACACCCATAAGGGCTGACTGGCTGGTAGGCTTTGTCAGAGGACAATGCGACTACTTTCTTGACCTTTGCATCCATTGCCGCCTCAATGACGTTAATTGCGCCATTGACGTTCGTTTTCACCATCTCAACAGGATTATATTGGCCTACTTCAATTCGTTTCAGTGCGGCTGCGTGGACAACGACATCAACGCCTTCCATTGCCCTCGTAAGCCTGTCCCTGTCCCTGACATCGCCAATGAAAAACCTTAAACGCTCATAGTCGTTAAACTCGTCGCTCATTTGCGCTTGAGCGTGTTCGCCTCTGGAATAAATACATATCCTGTCGTACAGGCCGTTATCTAAAAGATGTTTAACAAATGCCCTGCCAAATGAACCTGTGCCGCCTGTAATAAGGATACTCACTTATACCCCCCATGCAAGATTCTTTTGGAGAATAATAACAGAAGTCCCTTCTTCTTTATCTGCTGTCCAGCGCGAAGTAACACGGTACGCGGGGTTGCTTGTGAATAACCTTGAGTAGTCCATCTTGTAGCTTGTTACACCGGCAAGGTGTCTATACGGGGTAGAGCAAGGTGTTTCAGGGTTAAAATCGTATATCAGGAGGTGTCCGCCATCGGCTAAGACTCTATCTGCCTCAGAAACCGCCTTAAACAGACATTCTCGGTCAATTAAGTAGAGACAGAACCCGAATATCACAATATCGAAAGTCCGGTCAAACGGGAGTTTATCTGCTGTCCCTATATAGAGTTCGACATCAGAAAACTGCCACCCTTGTTTGATTGCCTTTTGAGATGGGTCAATCCCGATACATTCCGCGCAGGTTAATTTTTGTAATTCGTTAAGTCTTCCCCCATTCGCGCAGCCTATCTCAAGGATAGAGTCTGGTTTGGGTAACATTTTAACCGCACGGATAACCGGATCGGATGGCGGATATTTAACCTTGTCTTTATTTCGATCCCACCATTGATCGCCTTCACCATTGAGAAACGCCTGTTTTTGACTCATGGCTTCAGGTAGTCTTCCTGCCACTCTATTTCTTCTAGTGCCCCTTCATGGTAAGCAAGATGTTGTTGTGTCGTGGGTAATGTCCTTTTTAGTGCTTCCCCTTCCTTGGTTAATTTCTCAATTCGGGGTCTTCGATACTTTTCATCTATACTTTTTATTTTAAGCAATTCCTCTATCACAGCATTGATTTGCCCAATGCGTGAGACTGATACTTCAATAACACGTTTATCCTCTGCTATTTTTCCTTGAACGCCTTCGCGCCGGAGTTTCAGTTTCGTTGTGAGTGGGTCATCCTGCCAGAACGGGTAAGGCACGGGTTCATAGACTATCCCGCTATTTGTTAATAATTTTGTTGTGATACCGGCAACCTTCGCCATTTCAAGGAAGTGCCTGAGTCCGAATCGTTGTTCTCGATATTCGACTCCAAACTCCATATCTACGCCCCAGATACCAATTTCTGATACAGGTCTGCCGTGGTCGTTTTCGTGTATTGCAAGCGCCATCATCCATGATAAAGATGATGTCATAAAATATGTGCCGAAACGGTTCTTAATTTCCTCTACCGGATACTGCATGACCTTGGGGCCAAGTGTTTCAGGCCAGAACATAACGAGTTCACAGTCTTTAGCCCACTTCCTTAGAAGGGGTCGCCACTCAGGGCCATCGTGCAGGGAATCAAGTCGGTGTATTTCAAACCATCGGGTGCAGCGTGTAATGTGTTCGCCTCTGAATCCGACTCCCCATATCTCGTAACTGGGATCGTCAATAGGAGCGAAAGCGGCTGATGGTGCTGTACCTACTAACGCAATTTTGCGTGTCTTTTTATTCCCCATAGAATAAATCTCCTAAAATTTTTAACGTAAGAAATCAGGGCTATCCCGAAGGATAACCCTGACTTTACTACAAACTACTACGTTATGACAACGTTATTCGCGTTGAGAATTACCCACTGAGTTATAGAAACTCCGTATAATTCTACACTGCCGCCAGCTACACCAGAGAAGGTAAAGGTCGTATCACCTTTAGCGTTAAACGTCACGCCTGAAGTAGATACCGTTACCGGCCCTGTGGTTGTGCCACTGAGCGAAAGTGATAAACGCGCACCAGGATACGGGGTTGCCGTAGTCCAAGCGGTGCATGTGCCTGTACCAATTTCATTGATACCAACACCGATCTTCGTACCTGAAGTAGCTGTACTTACATCGCCGTTGTTAGGGCCAAGACCACCAACTGTCTGAACAGTAACCGAACCAGATGAAACAGCACTGACTCGCATCCAAACATCACCATCAGAACAAACGCTGAAGATAACGTCATCAGCAGCAAGGTTCAGATTGTCATCGGTGTTATTGAAATAACCCGCAGTCATCACGGTTGCCATAGTGTCAGCACCAGCATCGTGGTAATACTGCTGGTTGCCGGGGGCTGCCGAAGCGTTTGCAACTAATGTATTTAATGCGTATGCCATGATAGCCTCCTATGAAGTTGCGATAGCAGTAGTATCATTGAGATTTCCTTCAATAACACCAGTGTCATCAATTAAACAAGCCTGTCCACTCATCATGTGATTGACGAAGTGAGAAGCCCTGTCACCATGCCATGTAATATCAGCACCTACGGCCTCATTACCAGCAACATTTCCGGCGGATTGTGCAACCGCATAACCCAATGCTTGTTTATGGTAAATAAAGCATTTGGCTGTGGCTGTGCCTGCGCCGGGCAGACCCGTTTGCATCTTCCACTTGATACCCATCCAGTCTTTCCAGCGACCTTTGCCGATAGCTGGGCCTGTTACAAACGCTTGACCGTCAGCCCCGACATACTCAGACCTTTGGAACTGATCCAGGAGCATAAGCTGTGACCAGTAACGTGCAGTTACAATGGCATAAACTTCGCCGTCGTTAGGTACGTCATTAGACCAAGCTGCTTCAGCAAACTCAATCGCCGTCGCCCTGATGTTGACCAAGGAAGTAATGGTTAAGGTAATAGTGGATTGCGTGGTCGTGTCGAGTACAGTTGTTATCTGCGAATCAACTTTACGACCCAGTGCCATTGCCCCACCAGAAGCGATTGCATCTCGCTCATTGATGTTGGTTTTGGCTTCATCCAGTTTATCAACCCAGTCACCGGCATAGAAATCAGCCAGCGTACAGCTTGGCGCTGTATGGGTCTGGTTCATCGGCGTAATCGTACCATGACGCGCCTTAGTCGTGGCTGTCCCCGTTCCGATCTTCTGGAACACGGCAGTTGAACCTACGACATTATCCTTTACCCGTACAGATTCTTTCAGATACGATCCTCTGCGCTGAAAGACTTCATGCACCTTCGCCTCGTATGAGGTGATAAAGGCAGTATCGATTGATGTAGACATGTTAATGCCCTCTCATTTATTTGAGTTTGGACACATCTTTCAGGTGAGCCGTTTCAGAAAGTCAAGAGTAAGCCTTTACAGGGGTCTTTCCTCGCCTAACGGGGCGTTAAGAAATGTTATTCTTGTGACGGGGTCTTTTCAGAGTGAGCCGTCTGTATTTAATATAGTGGGTACTTACTTACTTGTCAAGTCGCCCTGCCATCACCTACAATATTTTTATTGCCTTTCATCTTGGCGATCAGGGCTTGTTCTTGTTCGAACAGTTTATTCGCTTTCTTACTATTCCCGTCTGCTTGGGCAGAAGTGATTTGCTTCCTGAGTTCTATTAGTTGATCTTCGGCTGTATTGATTTCACTTTCAGTCAAGGTAGCACCTAATGATCCCTCAGCCATCTCCCGACCAACGGCAGCAAAGACCCTCATCATCCTTGCATCGTCCATCAACAGTTTCCCGTCTTTGGTTTCCATCGAGGTCAGTTCTTCAATATCAATCCCCGCACGGTTGGCAAGTTCAGTAAAGGCACGGTTGGCAACGGTCTTGTTCTTTTCATAGTCATCACCTTTCCATTCTGCTCGCAGGGCATCTTCTTGTACCTTGACATTTTCCTCGTCGGCCTTGTTCTGCGCTGCCTGTGCCGCGACCAGATCCTCTTGCAGAAACTTGACTAATTCATTGGCTGTTTCTGTCGGGACAGTCAAGCCATGCAACCTTTCAGCCCACTGCTTGTTAGCGGCTTCAATTTCAGGGGTCGATTCTTCGCCTTCCGCGAGTTTAAATTCATACCCCTCTGCGTTTTCAGGTACGCCAATGGCTTTATAGTACGACGCTTTTTCTTCGTCAGTCGCTTCTTTGCCGGGCACACGCACCTGTGAGTCCCGTTTACGGAAATCCTCAATAGAACGCAGTGCGTCTTCTGGTGAGGTAAACCGTTCTGCGGTCTTTTTCATATCATCTGGCAAGCCTTCGCGCCAGTCCTTTACCTCGGCTTCCGGTATTTTGTAGCCGATAGTTTCAAATAACTTTTCCTGAGATTCAAAGCCGCCAAGAGATTCTTTTACGCTTTCATCCTCTATGCCGCTTAACCATTCTGGTGCTGTGTTTTCTTCGCCCATATCATTTCTTCCTCGTCTTTGTTGGTTGTTCCGCCGGTTCGGCGTTTGTTACTATCATTATTTCTTTCGCAAAATTACTATATCCTTGAAACATAGCCATCCGGTAAGGATCAACCGGTGAAGTATATACGGCAACATTAAACATTTTTCCCCATGATAAAAGCTCACGGTAGACACGTTTGCCCTGATCAGTTCCCATAAAGAGTTGCCTGAAATCAGCATAGCGTTCTTTTCTTGTGGGATACTCTGAGGTCGGGAGTTCTTCCATCGACTCCATCATGTCTTGGAAAAGACTGCTCATCCTGTCATTTTAATACGTGGTTTTTCGCCTGCCTCGCCTGAGATATTGTATTTTTCATCAATAATCTTTCTCAGTTCAAATGCACCCTCAAGCCCGATATTATCAACAAACTTGTCCCAGTCAATCTCAATCTCGCCGTTACTTTTTTCACGGATACCAAAGTTTGTTTTAAACTCTTTCACCTTGTCTATCGCCCGTGCAAAACCTTCTTTCTGCGTGAGTAAAGTGGCTTCTGCTGTTTGGGCGCGGGTCATCCACATCTCTTCTGACATTTTTACCTTCTCCTATTAGTGGCTATCTTTCTAGCGCCCCTGTTGCTCTCGCGCCTGTATTGGAACGATTCCCCGCGAATCTGGTAGCCTCTTCAACAGAGTCAAATCTAGGGAACTTTTTCTTAGATCGCTTCTCATGCTCAATGACTGACCTGACTATTGATTCTGGTTTCCTTGACAAGTCTACAGGGCCGTTTGGGGTCATCCACAAAGTCGGTACAAGCACTTCTTTCCCGTCTATATTAATAGACGTAGTTCGTTCCGAACTAAATGTGCCGTCTTGGTTGTCCAGTCTTTCCCCTTTTTTAAAGGGTCTGATCGTTTTCATATCAACCGTATCGGGAGGCACTAGGTTTTCTGCCGTAAACTGTGGCATTATTGTGCTGCCTCGTTAGGTACAAATTTTTCCATAGCCTCACCGCCTGTTTTAGCGATCTCTGCCATTTGCATAGCGGCTTGTGCTTGCTGCTCTGCTTCTTGTGCTTCTGCCCTAGCTTGCCGTATTTCGTCCACCTCTTCAACACTGTTTACAATGTTTTTCGGAATACCGGCGGCTTCGGCTGAGAAGCGTGCCAATTCATCCACGTTGATAAGATCAAGTGCCTCCGGTTTTACCTGGGCTATTTCAATCTGTTCATTTGCCCACATTCTCGCTGCCGCTGCATCGACCTGTTGACGTATCTTCTTAACCGGTGAGTTGTATTCAAAACGGATATTTTGTCCCTGCAAGACTTCGGGGATAGGCAAGAAGCCACCGCCTCTTAGCATGATCATAAACGCCCGTTCTACCGTTGGTGCGGTATCGTCAGTCTCTAATTTACCAAAGGTAGGCCCAATCTCTCGAATAAATTCTTCTTTACGCTGGATGACTTCCGTTGCCGTCATTTGTGGGCCTTCGACGGGGAGGTTTAGAATGTTTCTAAAGAACGCTGACCAGACCTGATCGCGTGTATCCCGCTGCATATCACGGGTAATAGGTAAGTTTGCACCGGACTCCATTGGAAAGAACGGGTTGCCGCTTAACTGGGCTGCGGTATCGACATCATAATAGACGAGTCCACCCGGAAAGGTGTTCACGGCAGAAAATGCACCGTCATTCGGTACTGCAAGCGGTGGATCGGCTGCTCTTTGACCGGCGATCAAGATAGTCTCACCCATCGCCTGCAAGGTGTCGCCATCCGGCAGTGCGATCATACCGGGAGAACGTCCTTGATCTTCCCCTGATGTGGTGTCCCATCTTGGGTAGATAAACGGCACTTCATGGAAGCCGCCTTCTTTCAGAATTTCTTTTGCTTCAACCTCAATCCATAAATCTGCAATAGGTAAATCTTTTGCAAACAACGCATTTGCCCGCGCCTCTTTCCTTGGCATAACAGCATGAAGTATTAATATCTTTTCATCGGGTGTTTTCTTAAATGTTTCTTGTGAGGCTTTTGATAGTTTTTCCAGCCCGAATCGTGTGACTGCGTTTCTGAGTGTGAATTTTCGTTCACGGAACATCCCGTCCAGCGATCCTTCCTCGTTAAAAATAGGGGTAGCGTCTTTCAGGTGCATACTCTGGAACAACAGGGAACTTTTCCCTTCACCGATAAACATCGGGGCACTGCCAAACACGACTAAATCAAGGTCTTTTTCAGAACTCGCCTGTCTGAATCTCGCTTTAGGGTTGTTAAACCCATCTTTTAAGCGTTCTTCTGAATCCGCCAGCCAATCTTTCACTTCTTCTGAATTATTAAGTGCGTCGTTGTCGGTCATCATCTCGACTTCCGGCAGACCTTCGGGGCGCATCATCCCGCCTATCGCGTTAGCGAGTCCTCTGGCCGCCTGCATCGGGGTGGAGTCGTAAATATCATCTGTGCGCCGTTCACCTTCTACCGTCGTAGTGGCAAAACCAATTCGTCTGGGAAGCATGATACGGGCGAGATCATCCCAATGCTCGTTCCACTGGCTTTTATTGCCTTTAAGCCGCTTGTGGCGTTCGAGTATACTATTTATTTTTTGAGGCTGCTCAAGCGCATCAATACGTTTATGCAAACTTTTAATATTTTCTGTCAATTCATGCTCCGTTATACATCTTCAAGGTAGCCGCCCCAGCGTCCGGCTACGCTTATAGTCCCTGTTGTCCAGCCAGAGATTTTAATCGTGGCAAGTGGGGGACATTCAAACTGTAGTGGTATATGTCCTGATGAACTATCCTTTACTCTTGATGAATCATGGAAGTGATAGACTCCCCGATTTAAAACGCCATCGTGCGCTGTTGATCTTAACCGTAGGTTAGCAATCTTTGTTGTTGCTGCTACGCCGTAAGTATGCCAGCCGGTTACAATCAGTTTTTTCCCTGCGGGGACTTGCCGCATGGTACTCATGGACTGGTTACCAGCAGCACTCACTCTTGAGACTACTGCCCCGCCACTGGTATTAGTGCAATCTATATTTCCCGCAGAGACTATCCCGCCACCCGTGCCGAAACTCGTAACATGGTGTTGCTGAACAAACATGCAATCTGTAACCCCCGTATTCACAGGAGTTGTTCCGTTTAAAGTTGCCGAGACTGATTTTTCTGCCCCTGATGTATCTAAATAATGAATATGAATTACATGAGCGCCTGTGCCTGGGACACCCGCCCCTACATCAGTGTCATCCTGAATACTGTCAGATTCTACAAATAAAGCATAGCCAGCAGTAACAGGTTCAGGTTGGATGTCAGTCGGCCCACCCCAGACATCAAGATTATTTCCTGATGCTAAATCGTGTTCACCAAAACCAAAAAACAGATCCTCGTTTGGGACAAGGTTATTAACGCTTCTGGACTTAAACCGCCAAACAGACCCGTCGTAAAAATATTCATCCCCCGTATCTGTTTCGAGAAACAAAGACCTTTCAGGGGTCGCCTGTGTGACATTACCGGGCGCTATCCATGTACTCGGCTTGGTATCGGTAGAAAGCCCTGAAAATAATATCGGGTTAAAGTCAGGGACGGTTACGGTCATATTGTTTTATTAATAAATTCTGCTATTGAATTATAATTAGCCTCTCGCAGCTTTAATTCTGCCATTAATTCCTTACACGCCGTTTCAGCGTTGTCTAACTCCGAAGTACGGGCGTTCAACTGGTTCTCTCGATCAGCAGCAAGTTTTACCGCAGCGTCGTTAGCGTTTTGAAAGTCTACGAGTTTGCCAGCCAATGTTTTTTCACGGGTTCTCAAGTCGTCTCCTTGCCTATCTGAGATAGTTTTGTGTGTTGCCATCAACCTCTGCGTTTCTTCCTTGGCTTCTGTGGCTTCACGGTTAAGCTGATCGGCTTCGTCGCGCATGGCTGCGGCTTCCCGATGGGCAGTCTGCGCCTTTACCTCAAGGTCTTTCGCCTTTTTAATTTTCTTCCCTGCTGACTCAAGGTCTTTTATCGTTTCTGAAATACTCATATTATTCCCCTAATAGTTTTGCGCGAGAGCCTTCGATTACACCGCTTGTTTCGCCTAATATATTATCTGACCCTTGGGAAGATGATGTTAGAATAGAACTTCTTCGCCCCCTGCGTA